AGAGGTATTCAAGAAACTGTATTACAATACGCTCAACAGAGTTCGTCAATATATAACATTGCAAGAACATATGGACTTAAAATTCCTGGTCAAAGACCGTCAGTTGCTTTAGTCGATTTCTCAATTGTAGTTCCTGCTGATGGGGCTCAAGAAAATATTAAATATTGTGGAATATTAAGACGAGGTTCACAAGTATATGGAGCAGGACAAGTTTTTGAAACTGCTGGTGACATAGATTTCTCAAAGGAAACAAATAGTGAAGGTTTTAGAAATAGAACTAAAACACCTATTCAAAATGTGAACGGGATAACAATAAACTATAGAATTACTAAAAGAGAACCAGTAGTTAATGGTATTACTAAAGTTTTTAGAAAGACTATTACTACCTCTGAGTCAAGACCATTTTTAGAATTGTTTTTACCTGAGAAAAATGTTTTAGGGGTTACAAGTGTTTTATTAAAAGATGGACTAAACTACAATAATGTTCCGTCTGTTGAAGAATTTTTAGGTCTAAACAATAGATGGTATGAGGTTGATGCGTTGGCACAAGATAGGATATTTGTTGAAGACCCAACAGGTTCACAGAGTGCCGCTGGGAAAAAAGTTGGTAAGTATCTTCAAACGAGTGATAAGTTTATAACTGAATATACACCACAAGGATTTTTAAAAATAACATTTGGTGGTGGAAGTCAATCAACGGATGAACTATTAAGAGAGTTCGCTATAAATGGAACGCCCTTGGATTTATCTAAATATTCAAATAATTTATCATTAGGTTCAACAATTAATCCAAATACGACATTGTTTGTTCAATATAGAATTGGTGGTGGATTGGGTACTAATTTAGGTACAAGTGTTATTAACCAGATAGGTACTATAAATTTTGCAGTTAATGGACCGAATCCATCAATCAATAGTTCAGTTATTAATAGTATGTCTTGTACAAATGTTACTGCGGCTATTGGTGGGGCTAACGTTCCAACTGTTGAAGAAGTTAGAAACTTAATTGGATTTAACTTTTCTTCTCAAAACAGGGCGGTAACAATTAATGATTATAATGCGGTTTTAAGAAAAATGCCATCACAGTTTGGGGCACCGGCAAAAGTTGCTATAACTGAAGAAGATAATAAAATTAAAGTTAAGATGTTATCTTTTGACGATGAAGGTAAATTAAGTTCAAATATATCAAGTAGTTTAAAAACAAATATCTCAAATTATCTATCAAATTATCGAATGATTAATGATTATATTTCTGTTGAAAGTGCTGAGGTTATTGATTTAAAACTTGAGATTAGTGTGGTATTAGATTCAACACAAAATCAAGGAAGTGTTGTTACCAATATAGTTAATACTGTCGATACCTTTTTTAGTCCTTTAAACAGGAACATGGGTGAAAATGTTTACATATCTGAATTAAAAAGATTAATACAATCATTAAATGGTATTTTATCTATCAGTGAAATAAATGTATTCAATTTAGTCGGTGGGCAGTACTCTTCAAATCAAACATCACAAGCTTATAGTGATAGTGCTACAAAACAAATTGGTTTGATTAATGAAACATTATTTGCAACACCATCACAAATTTATCAAATTAGATTTCCAAATAAGGATATTACTGTAAGTACTTTAAATTTAAGTACAGTTAACTTCTCTTAACTTTGAAACATAATTTACTATTTTGAAAATAGTAGCTAAACTATTTATTAAAAAAGTAAAATGCCGAAGTTATATAGAATACGTACCCAATTAGGTATTAATCAAAATATCCCTGTTAAGATACCTATAGTTTTAGAACAAAATTTTGATACCCTCGAAATTTTGTCTTTAGCGATTCGTCCTGACGATTTTTATATTAGAAGTTGTTCAAACTACGGAGTGGTTTGTGGTAGGGTATTCTGTAATAAAGGGTTTGGTATTCCTAACACTAGAGTTTCAATATTTATCCCAATTGAAGACATTGACACTCAAAATGATTATATCGATTCATTATACCCTTATACAAATTTTACAGATATTAATGATGATGGGTATAGATATAACTTATTACCATATACACAGTCACATACAGGACATGTTCCTGTTGGAACTTTTCCTGAAAGAGAAGATGTTTTAACCGACAACTTATTAGTTCAGGTTTATGAAAAATATTATAAATTTACAGTTAAGACCAATGAGTCAGGTGATTATATGATTTTTGGTGTTCCTACAGGACAACAAACATTATTTATGCAGGTTGACTTATCTGATATCGGAGAGTTCTCATTAACCCCACAGGATTTAATTAGAATGGGAATCGCTACTGAACAATCAGTTGACGGACCTAGATTTAGTTTTTCAACAAACTACGGTGAGTTACCTCAAATTGTTACAACACAAAAAACAGTTCAGATTGAACCATTCTTTGGTGAGTTTGAAATATGTAATTATAATATTGCTCGTGTTGACTTTGACTTAACATCGGAAAATGGTGTTAAATTAGAACCTACCGCAGTTTTTATGGGTTCTCTTATTTCTAATGACGATACACAAAGAGTAGGTAAAAAAGTTTCGTTTTTAGGACAAACAAGTGCTTGTTCAGTTAAAAGAACTGCGGGTGAAATGTGTTCTTTGACAAAGGGTCCTGGTGAAATTATTGCATTACGTCAAACAATTTATAACGATGAAAATGGTAGACCTATTTTAGAACGAGCGGTTTTAGATAATGACGGTAAAGTAATTGATGAAAATGGAGTTTGGGTTTTAGAGGTACCAATGAATTTGGATTATATCTACACCGATGAAAATGGAGAAAGAAAGATAAGTGGAAGTCCTGAAGTAGGAGTACCGACAAGAGGTAAGTATAGATTTAAAATTAAATGGCAACAACCACCTGAAATTGCGGAACCTACTAAAAGAGCATATTTTTTAGCACCTAATATTAAAGAAAGAGGGTGGACAAGTATTGATGCAGACCCTTTAGATTTACCAGCTTCAATTGCAGTAATACCTGATAATACAGGTAGTGGAGCTGGAGAAATTACCGCGCAATTACCAGTTGCTCAGGGTGAATTTTATAGAATAGGGAGAACTCAAAATGTTATTAATTTATCAATTACTGACCCTGATGGTAATCCGTACATTAGTCGAGTTTTTAGAACACCAGGTATATTTACTTTTACTTTTTTAAGAGATGATATAGCTGCTCCATTTATATTTGAATTTGAAAATATTCCTGCTGCTAAATTTATGTTGGAAGGTTCTTATGCCTTTAGTTTAGATTGGAATGATTATGCGGTACCTGAAGAAGCTATTAATTGTGAGGATACATTCTATGATATGTCGTATAATAAAGTTTATACTACAACTCAATTGATTGATAGATATCAGGGTACTCGATTTGCTTGGAATACATTAGGGATTAAAAAAATTACTGACGTTACATGCCAAGGTGATTTTAACACTTTTCCAACAAACGATGTTTTTTATAGAGTTGATTTTTTATATTTAGTAATATCATTCTTTTTACAACTTTTTAAAATCATAGGGATTGTTATTTTATTTGTCTTACATGTTTTTTCGTGGTTAATGACTACAGGATTCCCTATATTATTTAGTATAATTGAGGGTCTTTTGGCTTATCTCGCAGTCTTATTTGTACTACAAGCTATTAACGCAGCTAATTCTGTCACAGGATTTGGTGTTGGGTTAACAGGTCCTGTTGTAGTTGTAAACTACGGTCAAATTTTTGCAGCAATAGGATACACTCTCGCGGCTGCGGTTGTGGTTGGACTTGGAATTTATTTGGCAACTCTTTATGACGATTTTAGAGATGCTGGTAAAAAATTAAAAAACTTCACATTACCACTGGTTTTATACACTGATGATGGATGCGAAACCTGCAGATGTAATATATCGGGAGAAATTAGTAATGAAATTGATAGTACTATATCAGTGTCGGTACAAGTTCAGGGAGATGCTCAAACATCTTATCTAATTAACTCAACGTCAAGTCCTACATATAATGGGATTCCTCTAAATGTTACGAATAATATATCTCAGTTATTAACGGGTTCTTTAGATGGAATATTAACAAGAAGATTTCCTATAAATCCTCTAACAACAGTTAATACAACAACCTATGAGGTTCAACCATTATATCAATATTACACAACAACTGCTCTTCCACCTTCAGAATTATATAATTTATTTAATACAAAATCCAAATATTTTAATGACGTTCCTGGTTTTGGCAATGGGTTTGAAGATGGATGGAATCAAATAAAGGTTAATTGGTTTCCTGACATTAATACTTCTTTACAAGATTATCACTTTGATAATATTATGGTATTAGTTTTAGATAAAACAATTCCTACTTACAATTCAGGTGATTTAATTACGTTCCAAGATGTTACATTAAGTGGTGATTTAAACAGAACTGTAACAACAGGAACAACTATTTTCCCTTCGGCATTAGAAGTTAAATATGCTGACCCTGACGCTCCGTTAGGGGGCTCACCTGTACCTAATTTAACACAATACTATAACGTACCTATCTTATCGTCTCAAACTAGTTTTGATTCAACTACAAGTTTTGCTGCGGATGTTGAATACTTCCAAGTTATTACAGGAATGACT